GGGATGGCAGCTCGCCCAGTTGCGCCCTGGTCGACGAGTTCCACGAGCACCAGACACCGGATCTCTACGACACCATGCTGACCGGCATGGGCGCCCGCGATCAGCCGTTGATGTTCATCATCACCACCGCGGGCTTCAACCTGGCCGGGCCCTGCTATGACAAGCGTCGCCAGGCCCAGCAGATGCTCGACGGCTCGGTACCCAACCCCGAGCTGTTCGCCGCCATCTACACCATCGACGAGGGTGACGACTGGCAGGACTCCTCGACGCTACGCAAGGCCAACCCGAACTTCGGGGTCTCGGTCAGCGAGGAGTTTCTGCTCAAGGCCCAGCGCGACGCGGTGCGCTACCCGAGCCGCCAGAACAGCTTTCTTACCAAGCACCTCAACCTCTGGGTCTCGGCCCGCACCGCCTGGCTGAACATGGCCGACTGGCACAACGCCGGGGATGAAGGGCTGGCGCTGGAACACTTCGAGGGCAAGCCCTGCTGGGTCGGCGTCGACCTTGCCAGCAAGACCGACATCGCCGCGATCGCGTTGCTGTTCCGGGACGAGATCGACGCCGGCAAGACCCGCTGGACCGCCTTCGTGCGCAGCTACCTGCCGGAAGGGGCCATCGAGCGGGCCAGCAACAACCGGGCCGCCTACGAATCCTGGATCAACTCCGGTGACCTGATCACCACCGATGGCGAGGAGCTCGACTTCGACATCATCCGCGACGACCTGATGGATCTCTCCAGGCGCTTCGAGATCGAGGAGGTCGCCTACGACCCCTGGCGCGCCACCCAGCTGGCCCACCAGCTGATGAAGGACGGCGCCGAGATCGTCGAGTACCGCAACACGGTGCAGAACATGAGCCCGCCGATGCGCGAGATGGAGGCCGCCATCACCGCCGGCCGCTGGCGCCACGCCTGCGACCCGGTGCTGACCTGGATGGCCAGCAACGTGGTGGCCAGGGTCGACGCCAAGGAGAACATCTACCCGCGCAAGGAGCGCCCCGAGAACAAGATCGACGGCATCGTCGCCATCCTCATGGCGCTGGGCCGGGCCGTCTTGGCCGATGGGCCGCAGGACGACGACCTCTCCGACCACCTCGAAAACCACGGCATCCGGACCCTATAGATGAAATTTCTCGCCAAGCTATTCAGCCGCAAGAGTACGGCCATCGATACGCCGCAGGCGCTCGCTGAAGAGCTCGGCGTCAGCTACGACTCGGTCAGCGGGCGGCGGATCTCCGGCGGCCAGGCCATGCGGCTGACCACCGTGTTCGGCTGCGTGCGCGTGCTCTCCGAGTCGGTGGGCATGCTGCCCTGCCGGCTCATGGATCGGGGGGATGGCACCCGCCTGCCCGCCACCGGGCACCCGCTGTACAGGCTGCTGAACGTGGCACCCAACGACTTCATGACCGCCCAGGAGTTCTGGGAGCTGCTGGTGGCCTGCCTGTGCCTGCGCGGCAACTTCTACGCCTACAAAGTCAAGGGCCTGGGTGGGCGCGTCTCCGAGCTGCTGCCCATGGATCCCGGGACGGTTCGCCCGGAGCTGGATTCGAAATGGAACCCCGTCTACCGGGTGACCTTTCCGGATGGCACCACCGACGTGCTGGGGCAAGACAAGATCTGGCACGTGCGTCTGATGACCCTCGACGGGCTGGTGGGGCTCAACCCGGTCGCCTACGCCCGCGAGGCTATCGCCCTGGGGCTGGATACCGAAGAGCACGGCGCCCAGCTGTTCCGCAATGGCGCGGTGACCACCGGCGTGCTCTCCACCGAGCAGACCCTCACCGACAAGGCCTATGCCCGGTTGAAGAAGGACTTCGAGGAGCGCCACGGCGGACTGGCCAACAACCACAAGCCGATGATCCTCGAGGGTGGCCTCAACTGGAAGCCGATCTCGCTCAACGCCGAGGACAGCCAATTCCTGCAGACCCGCCAGTTCCAGCGCGACGAGATCTGCGCGATCTTCCGCGTGCCGCCGCACCTGGTAGCCAACATGGAGAAGGCCACCTTCTCGAACATCGAGCACCAGGGCATGAACTTCGTGAACTACTCCCTGGTGCCCTACCTGACGCGGATCGAACACCGCGTTCAGGTCGGCCTGCTGCGCCCTCAGGACCAGGGCCGCTACTACGCCAAGTTCAACGCCGGCGCCCTGCAGCGCGGCGACCTCAAGGCCCGGTTCGACTCCTACGGCAAGGGCATCCAGTGGGGGATCCTCAGCCCCAACGAGTGCCGCGATCTCGAGGACCTCAACCCGCGGGAGGGCGGCGACATCTACCTGACGCCGACCAACATGACCACCAAGCCGGAGGCTGGCGAACGTGAGTAAACGCGACGCCCATGACCACCAGGAGGCCCAGCGCCGCCGCCGCAACCTGCGCCCGCGGCTGCAGCGCCAGGCCATCCAGGGCGGCCTTGCCCAGCCGAGCCGCCACCACGACCTCGAGGACAAGCAATGACCACCAAGCAACGCTTCGACGCGCCGCTGAAGATCAAGGCCGTCAACGATGCCGGCGAGTTCGAAGGGTACGGCTCGATTTTCGGCAACCAGGACAGCTACGACGACGTGGTGATGCCCGGCGCCTTCCAGGCCAGCCTTGGCCGCTGGCAGCAGAAGGAGCGCCTGCCGGCGATGCTCTGGCAGCACAACATGCACGAGCCGATCGGCGTCTACACCGAGATGCGCGAAGACGAGCAGGGCCTCTACGTGAAGGGTCGGCTGCTGGTCGATGACGATCCGCTCGCCAAGCGGGCCCATGCCCACATGAAGGCCGGCAGCCTCACTGGGCTGTCCATCGGCTACATGCTCAAGGAGTGGGACTTCGACCGCGACAAGGACGTCTTCCTGCTCAAGGAGGTCGATCTCTGGGAAGTCTCGCTGGTGACCTTCCCGGCCAACGACGAGGCCCGGATCTCCAACGTCAAGAACTACCTGGAGCGTGGTGAAGTGCCGCGCCCCAGCGAGTTCGAGAAAGCCCTGCGCGAGGTAGGGCTGTCTCGTTCTCAGGCCAAGGCCTTCATGGCCTCTGGTTACAGCGCCATCCAGCCGCGAGATGCGGAGGCGGAACACGCGCTTTCCTCCCTGAAGTCCCTTCTGGACCGGATGAAATAAGGAGCCTCCCATGGCTGTTGATCAGAAAGATGTCGCCCAGGTCGCTGACGAGCTGGGCAAGCGCTTTGAAGAGTTCAAGGCGAGCAACGACAAGCGCCTCGAGGCGGTCGAGCAGGAGAAAACCGCGTTGTCCGAGAAGACCGAGGCTCTAAACGGCAAGCTCACCGAGCTCGACCAGCTCAAGGCCGACCTCGAAGCCTCGCTGAAGGATGCCAACCGGCCCGACAAGCCCGGCGGCAAGAAGGAAGTCACCGAGCACAAGGCCGCCTTCGAGACCTTCGTCCGCAAAGGCCGCGAGGATGGCCTGCGCGAGCTCGAGCAGAAGGCGCTCAACACCACCACCGATGCGGATGGTGGTTACGCTGTCCCCGAGGAGCTCGACCGCAACATTCTCGAGCTGCTCAAGGACGAGTCGCCCATGCGCCAGGTGTGCTCGCAGATCACCGTCAGCACCCCGGACTACAAGAAGCTGGTGAACCTCGGCGGCGCGGGCTCTGGCTGGGTGGGCGAGACTGCCGCTCGTCCGGAAACCGGCACGCCGACCCTGGCGCAGATCGCCGCCATCATGGGCGAGATCTACGCCAACCCGCAGGCCACCCAGACCAGCCTCGACGACGCCTTCTTCGACGCCGAGGCGTGGCTGAACGCCGAGGTGGCTCGCGAGTTCGCCGAGAAGGAAGGCGCCGCCTTCCTCAACGGCGACGGCACCAACAAGCCCAAGGGTATTCTGTCCTACGCCTTCGCCACCACTGACGATGCGAGCCGGCCCTTCGGCACCCTGCAGAAGATCCATTCCGGTACCGCCGGCGACTTCGTGGCCGATGACCTGATCAAGCTCATCTACACCATGAAAGCAGGCTATCGCGCCGGGGCCACCTGGATGCTGCCGATGCTGACCCTGTTCAAGGTCCGCGCCATGAAGGACTCCCAAGGCAACTACCTGTGGCGCCCGGGTCTCGAAGCCGGCCAGCCCTCCAGCCTGTTGGGCTACGCCATCACCGAGAACGAAGACATGCCGGCGGTAGCCGCCGACTCGAACGCGGTGCTGTTCGG